AATAATTATTTTTTTAATTTTCTGCCAAAGTTCTAAAGTTAATACAGCATCTTGTTCTGCATATCCTCCAACTTCCATTGCCGGTAATCTCCACATATCTGCCTTAGGATCTAATCCTCTTTCCTTAGCAGCTTGAATTAGTTTAGCTTCATTTTTACCTTTACCTAAATGATGCCAAGATAAAGTATTTAAGGTATATGAAAATCTATTCTCATTTATTAGTGACGATGCAATCATAGTATCTAGTATTAAACCATTGATTTTTATACCTAAATTACGTATCCAACATACGTCATACATTGCATTATGAAATATTTTTACAGCAGGGGATTCGCAAACATCTTTAAACCATTCTAAAACTTTCTTACGTTCCATGTTAGGACCTTGTTCATGTGCTATTGGAAAATAACCTTTCCAACCTTCTACAGCCACAGCTATCCCTACAACTTCTCCAACACCTGTAATGGCCCCTGAGCCCTTGCTCTTTAATTCTGGATCTCTTGTTTCTAAGTCAATAGCAATTTCTTCATGCTGTCTTAGATCAGGAAATTCTTTTGGTGGTAACCATTCAGTTTGAGGTATAATCATTATATCAATCCAAACATAAATATTGTTATAATTAACAAACCAAAAATTTCAGTATATATATTCATTATTTTTTACCTTTGCTGTCTTTCATTTTTTTAATTTCTAATTCACAGTAATGAATTACTTTTTCAAGATCTTGTATGCCATTTTTATTCATATAACGACACACATACTTGATAACATTTCCTTGAAAGAAACTCAAGTCGTTGTGTGATATAAATTCATAGGGTTGAATTTTAAATTTTTTATAATGGGATCCACCGATTTGTTTATCTTGTGGAAATGAACTATCAAACATGTCTTTAGTTGTCATAACTGGTATCCTTTACGTTTTATTTTTGCTTTTAATTTATATAGGTTATTTCTTGCTCTAGTAGTTCCTACGTACCAGACTCTATGTTCTTCATCAGATCGGCTTTCGCTTTTCTTTATAGATTTAAGAATTTTCTTTCCCATATCCAAACATAAAATTACATTATCTTCTTCTCCACCTTTGGCTGCATGTATAGTGGATAACCAAATTCTTGCAGGCTCATCTAAATTTTCTCCATTATCTAACATATTTTTTATATATAAAACTTCTCTCTCATCTGCTTCTTTAAATGCATCTACCCAATTAATAGATGAATCCCATTCAACTTCTCCAGTCTGTTCTTTAATATCTTTTATGATTCTATCTTCTAAAATTTTACCTTTGCACCACAAATCATAATTAACTGATGCTTTATATAAACCTACTTTAAAACTTTTACCTTTATTAGTTTCATAAAATAAATTTTTCTTTTTTAATTCTTTAGCTATTTCTACCTGTCTAGATATGGTTCTACTTAAAATTAACCATTTATCTTTAGTTAAATCTATTTGATTTAAATTAGCTATAGTTGAAGTTTCACCTTCAAAATCTCTGGGTAAATAATTTTTTTCTTTTCTCATACCTATAATTCTTTCTATAGGTTTCTGTGAGTCTTCCTGTACTGCTCTAGATATTCTTTTTGAATACTTTAATATTTTTTCCTTACCAGGTTCTGTAATAAATCTTTCAACATCTGCACCTGCCCAAGCAAAGATAGCTTGGTCATCGTCTCCTGCTAAGTACATATCTTCAGTTTTATCTTTTAAAGTATCAAATAACTTCCATTGTAATGGAGATAAGTCTTGTGCCTCATCAATAAAAATAGTTTTAAATGTTGGAAAATTTGGATCATCTTTTCTTTTAATAGTTAGATCTACTAAATCATTAAAGTCATATAGCTTTTTCTTTTCCTTATAATCTTTTAAATTATCATGTATGTGTTTTAAAATTTCCCATTTAACTTCTTTGTTATTATGTTCGTTAAGATCATATTCTTCTGAAATATCTACACATCTATTAGTTGCTCTATTAATTATTTGAAAGTATGAATTATCACAGGTTAAATAATTTATCTCTTCCTTATTGTATTTGTCTGTGTATTTAACATTAACATTAATTTTCTTACCAAAATTCTCATAATGAAAAGGCTGCATAATATCTTCTTCTTTTAGACTCAAGAAATGAAAACAGAATGAATGTAAAGTTTGAAAATAAGGTAAATTTTTATCATCAGCTGGCATTCTTTTCTTAGCGACTAATGCTGCTTTTCTACTAAAAGCAAAATAACCTATTTTATTTAAAGGTGTACCTGTTCTAGCATAAGCTTTTGCTCTATTTATTAATTTAAATGTCTTACCTGTTCCTGGAGGTCCAAAGTATTTATATATCATTAGATAATGTCTTCCTCACTAACAAAATTGTGTCTCTCTTCTACATTCTTTTCTAAAGTTAAAAATTTTAAAGGAAGTCTCAAAGTTTTTAATGGTGGAAATGAATTACCTTTTGCATCTTTCCCTGGAAATCTTTTGCTGTGATCAAATTTTGCTTGTTCATCTTCTTTTTCACTATTAAATAAACTTTTTATCATCAAAGAAGTTTTAGCTGAAGAATCTTTCCATTCAAAAGTTTTCATATCATCATAAAAAGCAGCATAAGAAAAATATGCATATTCACTATCCAGTAAAGGTCTACCACTTTTAAATGAAGTATGTTTCTTAGCTTCTGGTTCGTTAATATATCTATTGATATGATCCATTAATACATCTGAAGGATTAGTACCTTCTGCAGGATTTATTATTTCTAGTTTATGTTTCTCGAATAAATTTTTTAGTATCTCATGAAAATCATTTGCTTTAATTGTAGGTGGTACAATGTGTGCTTGTTCCATTACCAATGCTCTTAATTCTTTTTGACTTTCTATCTTATGAATATTTTTAGCGTGTATCTGTTTAGTTTGTCCCTTCTCATCTTCCACTGTAAAATACCATTCTGGTGTAGGTTTAATATTTAATTTCTGTAATGCTGTTAGTGCAGGCCATCTAGGTTTGTTATCAGATATAACACCAAACTTTCTTTTGACACAAACTGATTTAACACACACAGGTGCTAACAAAGAATCATTACAAGTATAACCTTTTTTCTGTTTAGCCCAACTCTTAATTTTTTGACTTACATGTACATCTGTCCAACTACTATCAAACTCAAAATATTTTCTTGCTGCTTCTATAATTTTATCTTCCCAATTATCTGGATACTTTTTCTTAGCAAACACCATGTAGTTATATAAAAATCTATCTCTACCGTCTGTCATTATTTCTTTAGTTAATATTCCTAAACATGGAGGACCATCATCAAACTCTTTATCACCACCGGTTAACTCATCTTGAATTATATTTGTTTGTATTTCTTTTAATTGTTTTGCTGTCTGAGCATTTGCATCTAATACTTTTAAGAACATATCTAAATCCATTTCTTCACCTGTTGGAAGTAATGCTCTTCTTGAATTATTGTTGTAAGGTAAATTTATAAAGTTACCATTTGTTCTTTCTCCATCTGCATTCTCACCTAATGAAGTTTGCTTTGGAAATATTTCGGTATTGATTGGTAGCTTAAATAAAAATAATAACTGTTCTAAAAAATCTCTTATCTCTTTCGCTTTAACAAATTCAGTGGTGAACACATATAAATGTAATCCACCACTTTTTGATAGGACAGGGATAACTGGTAAATTTTTTTCTTGAATAATTTGTAAATAGAATTGTCTATCAATTGGATATTTATCTACATCAATTGCACCAAACTTTGCAGTACCTTCATCAGTACAAGGTTGAATACCTATAGATTTAATTCCTTTTAAATGCTCTTCGTAATCTTTTTCTGTGACTTCTTTTTGTGCCCACTCATGAGGATATCTTTTTTTACCTGTTTCAGAATCTACATGACCTTCATTAGTTTTACATACACCGTAATTTCTTTTTAATCCCTCAAAATATTTTATATAATCTTTCATATTATCCATCCTATCATTTTTTTATTTTTAATAAAGGCGGCAGTAGTCTCCCAATGCCGCCTCCACTGACCAGTGTCCCTCAAAGGGATTAGATAATATCTTTAGATTTTTTTTCTTCAATCTTTTCGTATTTAGGTTGTGTAGAACCTTTAGCTACTTCAGATTGTAGTTTTTGACCTGCTTGATATAATTCAGCATCTTTAGCATTAGAAACATTTAACATTCTTACTAAAGAAGGTTTATATACATGCCAGTTCTTATCACCCCAACTCTTACCTGCTGTTTTTAAATTAAACATAGCGGTATAAGATGCCGGTTGAAATGAACCTTTATCGTCTTCCATTCTTAAATTTGAAATCATATCATTCAAATCTCTACCTGGAGTCAGATTAGAAGATCTCATAGGTATTACAGCAGATCTAGATCCATTTTCTAAAATAGCTATTACATAGAAATACATTGTTTTTTCTACATAATTACCATTAGATAATCTATATCTACCACCTTTTTCTTCAACAGCATCTGATGGCGGATTCAAGTGTGTACCTACTGGAGCGGCTGTACTATCACCTCTCTCTTGCCATTCTGGATACCTAGTTTGAAAGTGAGATACAATTACATCTAAACCTTTCTCACCATTAATTAAGCTACCAAAACTAGCTGCATAAATCATTCCAGGTTCTGCACCTTCGACATGTTTAGCACTTCTTGAATTGCACTCTGGTGACATTTGGTGAAGAATTTTCAAGATAGGTGTTGACCTATCACTTGATTGCATTTCTTCAGTTCCTTTACCAGAATCTGCTCTTAGATTGATTGTAGATAATGCTCCTGCATTACTTTTTACTTGTACTTCTGTACTCATACTCATTCTCCTTATTGGTTATCGTTTAACGTTTATTTGTTTTTTATTTTTGTTTGACTTCCATCAAACTTCCAGAAAAGATCGTCGGGAACTTCGTTCCCGTTATTTTTCCAATCTTCTAAGGTTACTTTGAGTGTCGATGGGTGAACTTTCTCCTCTTGGATAGGTTCATACCCATTCGACCTCGCAAGGCTAGCGTAATCGACAGCCTTGTTATCTTCGTCTTGACCAAATGATACTGTAATATTATTTTTTACAATATCACCTAGACCATTGTTTCGAAGCCATTGTATTGCCTCAAGCTTTTTATCAGCTTTTATTGTGGCACTATAAACTTGTTTAATAGATAGTTCAGAACCATCTTGTAACTTTAAACTTTTTAGATTCATGTCTTGCATTAACTTTGGAATTATAACACAACTAAAATGTTTTTCGTCTTCTTTTAAATCTTTTATTTCTTCTTCTTTTGTTTTGATTTTATTTTGAATAGTTTTTAATTTTTCTACTTCTTCTGATAATTTTTTAGGATCTATGATATCAGTTTGATCAGGTGCGTCTGCTCTTAAATCTATACTCATAATTATTTTTTCCTCGCTTTCATACTAAAGCTATATAGGATAATTATAAGTTTTGTCAACCCTAGTTTTGAAAAATATTTATCTCGATCGGATAATAAGTTTTTTCTTGACGGTCCCATTTAAGTAATTTGTATTTTCCATTTGTTATATCAGAACAAACAGAACAGACAACACCAATTATTGCAGGGTCACCAGAAAGTAATAAATAATCGTCAGCAGTAAAATCTTTTAGAAGCGTTCTAAGTTTTATAATTAACGGGCCAGGAGATAATATAATTTGTGAATACATTGGTAATAGCGTCACTATGTCGCCATACTTTTGTGCACCTAATACATTGTATTTTGGCTGACCTGTATCTCTATCGACAGGTATCTCTTGGGTTAAATATACTTTGCTCATTGACTTTTTATTTTTTTGATTTATACCTCTTTTTAGAAAGAAAAGCAAATTATGGACATTAAAAATTATAAGTTTAAGACCAAGCCATTTGACCATCAAATGGACGCTCTAGTAGACTCTTGGGACAAAGAAAACTTTGCCTATTTCATGGAGATGGGTACAGGTAAATCTAAAGTATTATTAGATAATGCAGCTGTTTTATATGACAGAGGTTTAATTAATGGACTATTATTAATAGCACCTAAAGGTGTTTATAAGAACTGGTTTGACTCTGAAATACCGGTTCACTTACCCGATCATATACATAAAAAAGTTGTACTTTGGAAAACATCTGACAAGTCTAAAAAACAAAAAGAAATATTAAATACTTTATTTAAAACTGGAACAGACCTACATATTTTAATTATGAATGTAGAAACATTTTCTACAGGTGATGGAACTGCATTTGCACAAAAGTTTTTATCTTGTCATAAAACAATGATTGCAATTGATGAGTCTACTACTATTAAAACTCCAACATCTAATAGAACTAAAAATATTTTAAAATTAAGTGATGATGCTAAATACAGAAGAATTTTAACAGGTTCTCCTGTTACTAAATCACCTTTAGATTTATATTCTCAATGCCTGTTCCTTGATCCCTGGCTCCTGGGGCATCAATCTTACTACACGTTTCGTGCTAGATATTCTATTGTTAAAAAAATCC